ATAAAACAAGAACTAGCTCGACACCTTTTTAGCTTGGTTAATGGTGGTGGACTAATTGATTTGGAATGTGTTTTGGCATCCTTGGATGCGTACATCGAAGCCAAACTCAAGGAGAAGAACAGTGCGTAGACCCATTGGCCTGACAGTCCCGTATCGGGAGGTAGGCTACCAAGAAAAGAGTGGCTGGGTGTCCCTGACAGACAAAGAGATCGACCAAGGTTTGGTCCGAAGCAACTACGCAATGAAGATGGCCCAGGCATGGCGCGATGGCGTCGAATGGGCAGAAAAACAATTGAAAGAAAAAAATGGCAGAAGTAATTAACGCGTTCCATCCCGACTACGTCAAGACGTACATGCCCAACTTTATGACCGACATCCGCACGGAGTCGCGCCAAACAAAGAATGGCCAGATGCTGTCGCAGTACGTGGACAACACCCGCAAGACCAAACCCAGCCATGGCACAGTGTTTGGCATCTCCAACAAGGTCACATCGGTTACCGTGCCGTCACACATGCACAGAGCCAAGATCAAGATGGTGAGCACCAGCGTGACGGAGTTCCACATCTACCAGAAGGCCGGCGCTCCAAAGAAGACGCAATCGCAGATCATGACTGAGATTGTTGCAAAAAAGAGACAGACAAATAAGAACTGGGGTACTGCTTTGCCGTCCAGCAAAAATATTCCAAAAATAATTCCAAAAAACGGTTGATCCTTTAATTTCTTGTTATACTAACTTCACGGTCAACGAGATCGGTTTAGCAAGGAGTTTCAAATGAACAAAGACAAACTAATCGCCCTGTTGGAAGATGGCGCATGTTTCAACTGGCATGAGTCAAAGATCATCCACCCCAGCTTCCGTAAAGGCTGGCGCACTCTGAACAGCAGCAATATTTCCTGGCACGCTGTCAAGCGCGTTCATGGGATCTTTGGCACAAATCGTTTAATCGAAGACAACGGCGTGTACACGCTTGCAATTGATCCAGTGAAGTTCATGCAAGATCACTTCCAAATCGTTCACATCGGTTAAGGGGCGCACCATGACAACAGCAGACCTTCAAACCCGCATCTCAACAACGCAGACACTGGAGTACATCTTCGTGGACAAAGAAGATCAGGACGTTTGGTTGAGCGTCAACGTCCGTGGTGGCCACACCCACGTGACCATCCCCAAAGACCAGGCCAAGGACATGATCGCGGCATTGATCCGCATCGTTGACGCCATGGAGGCAGAATGACACCGACACCCAAGCTGCGCTTTGTTGAGCGCGTAAAAATCACACACATAGACAACTCAGGCAATGCCACGGGAACGGCAATTCGCATCCTTCAGCAATGGTATGTGCCTATTGGCGGCGACAAGACGTCAGACCATTACAAGGGCGAATGGCGCGACGTCCCATTGGAAAAAGAATGAACACCTGGCCATTCCCCCAACACCCGTTGCCCAATCCAAAGCGCAATAATCCAATCCCAACATTCAACCCTGCCAACGAGGAAGATGCGCCATGGTGACCCAAACCCAAGTACCAGTTAAACCGGTACCACTACCAGTTAAACTGGGAAATCCAATGCCAACTGGTACTGAGCTTGAGGTATGCCAAGACATTGCAAAGCGCCAAAGTCTGGGCATCAACAAGTACGGGACAACGGTTTGCGCCAACCCGCTAGAGCTGCGCCAATGGCTGCAACACGCATACGAGGAAGCATTGGACCAAGCCATCTACCTCAAGCGCGCCATACAGGAGCTCGACAATGCCTAAGAAACCAGACTCAAGGTACGTTTCAATGATGACCGCGGTATACGACGAAGCCATCACCGAAGCCATATTGAACGGCATGGGTCTGATCCGGATCAACTACGTCAATGGGGATCTGGAGTTCCAAGCTGTCAGCTCAGCCGAGTACAGGGACATGGCAGAAGCCCTGATCTGGGCCTCAAACCACACAAAAGAAGTGCCGATCCAATAACCGCTTCCCGCGAACAACAACTCAGAGTTAAACTTCAGCCTTGTAATGCGCTGCAATAAGTGCAAAAGGACTGAAACATGACAGACAAGAAGACAGACGCCGCGCCAAAGAAAAACAACATTGGCCGTCCAACCCTTTACTCCAAAGAGCTAGTAGAGAACATCTGCATAGAGCTATCACTGGGTAAGAGCTTAGCAAGCATATGCAAGCAAGAGGGAATGCCAGCACAGAGCCAGATCTATGTTTGGTTGCAGAAGTACCCTGAGTTTCAAGAGCGCTACACGCGTGCGCGTGAGGAGCAGGCCGAGACTCACGCAGACGAGATCGTCGACATCGCTGATGAAACGCCTGCGCTGGTCGAGATCAAGGACGACAAGGGCAACGTGATCGACTACAAGCTGGACTCAGCCTTTATCGCCTGGCAGCGCCAGCGCATCGACTCACGCAAGTGGAACGCAGCCAAGCAGCGCCCCAAGAAGTACGGCGACAAGGTGATGACCGAGCACACCGGTCTGGATGGTGGCCCCATCGCACTGGCTGCGGTTGACCTCAAGAACCTGACCGACGAAGAGCTGGAGAACATGACCAAGCTGTTGGCCAAGGTGGGCAGGAGCTGACATCGCCATGAATGCACCACTGACGCCAGCCGTGATGCTTGAGCTGGTGCAGCGCGAGAAGCTGCGCCGTGCAGCCTCGGCTTCGCTGTACGAGTTCGTCAAGCAGGCATGGCACGTGGTGGAGCCTGGCATCCCGTTCATTGAGAGCTGGCACATCGAGCAGATCTGCGAGCACTTGGAGGCGGTGAGCTCCGGCGAGATCCACCGGTTGCTGATCAACATCCCACCGCGGCACTCGAAGTCGACCATCGTGTCGGTTATGTGGCCGGCGTGGGAGTGGATAACCGACCCAGCCCAGAAGTTCCTGTGCGCCTCATACTCAGGCAACCTGAGCACCCGCGACAACTTGAAGACCCGCCGGCTGCTGCAGTCCCCGTGGTATCAAGAACGCTGGGGCTACATGTTCGCCTTTGCTGGTGACCAGAACGCCAAGCAACGATTCGAGAACGACAAGACCGGCTACCGGTTGGCCACGTCAGTTGGCGGTACGGCCACGGGTGAGGGCGGCTCAAGGCTGATCCTTGACGACCCGCACGGCGCGCAGGCAGCTCAGTCCGAGGTGATGCGAGAGTCCGACCTTGAGTGGTTCGACATGGTGTGGTCGACGCGACTGAACAACCCCAAGACTGACGCCATGGTCACGGTGATGCAGCGCCTGCACGAGCGCGACATCAGTGGCCACATCCTTGAAGACATCGGCGGCTGGGAGCACATCTGTATCCCTGCTGAATGGGACGGCAAGAAGCGCAAGACGGTGCTGGGCGAGTACGACCCACGCAAGAAGAAGGGCGAGCTGATCTGCCCTGAGCGCTTTGGCGAGAAAGAGATCACCACGCTCAAGCAGCTGCTTGGCGCATACGGCACAGCCGGCCAGCTCCAGCAAGACCCAACGCCAAGCGAGGGCGGTATCCTGAAGACGGCCAACTTCAACCTGTGGCCAGCCGACAAGGGACTGCCACCGTTCGAGTACATCCTCCAGTCATACGACTGCGCGTTCACCGAGAAGACCACGGGCGACCCGACGGCTTGCTCGGTGTGGGCTATGTTCACGCACAAGGGTGAGCGCAACGCCATGCTGATCGACGCATGGGACGAGCACCTGAGCTACCCAGACCTGAGGGCCAGGGCTGTGAAGGACTGGACGACCGAGTACGGCGGCATGACCAAGGACTCACCGTACTCAAGGGCGCGCAGACCCGACCGGATCTTGGTGGAAGCCAAGGCGAGTGGGCAGTCGCTGCTGCAAGATTTGCGCTTGGCAAGAGTGCCAGCCGTGGGATACAATCCCGGTCAGGCTGACAAGGTATCGAGGGCACATCAGGCCGCGCCTACCTTGGAGCTGGGTTTGTTGTGGGTGCCAGAGTCCGGTAAGAACCGTGGCCAGCCCGTAAGTTGGGCTGCTGGCTTCCTCAAACAGTTGGGCAAGTTCCCAGTTGCGGAGCATGATGACTATGTTGACACCTTCACTCAGGCTATCATCTACCTCAAGAACGACGGCTGGTTCGAGCTTCCCCGCGCAAAGGATGTGGACGAGCCCAAAATTGCAAACAAGCAGCGAGTGAACCCATATGCCGTCTGACGCCCCATTACTGTTTTCAGTTCCAACTTACGCCGAGACGGTGGCCCATGAGTTTTACCCTGGCCAAGCGGGACAAGACACCCAACAAGACGCACTGCGTCACATGCTCGCCGCTGGCACCTTGGCTCGCAAGTACGGACCCGACTGGGCCGAGCGACTAGGACGCTGGCACGAATACAAAACATCCCCACTGGCCGCGCTGAAGTCTGCGCTTGGCATCGGGCAGATGCCCCCAGACTACAAACAAGACGTTCACAACAATGCTTTAGGGATTGCGCTGGCACAGCGTGCTAAATCTCAGGAAGACTTAGAGATGTTGGCTGCACAGCTGACCGAACGCGCCTCAACGAAACAAACAACCGGACTGCCATGGGTCAACAAAGCCACTGGCGGACTGGTTCAGTACAAGGAGTACACCTGTGGCCGATGAAACAGGAGCTGCCTTTGGCGTCTACCCCAAGGCGCTCAAGCGTAAAGAGAAGTACAACGACCGAGAGGCTGCAGCTAATGCGCCCTTGGCCGCAATCAGGGGTTGGGCGGCAGGCACGCTAGGTTTGCCTGGCGACGTTGAGAGCATCGTGCGCATGTTGCCCGGCCTTGACGAGAAGACCTACCTGCCAACCAGCGAATACTTTGACGAGAACCTGCCAATGCGTGACATGAGCCCGACGGGCCGTGCATTCAGCGCACTTGGCTCGGCATCGGGTGGTGCAGGTGTCGGCACGCTGGCAAAGCTGAGCAAGCGTGGCGCAACAGCTGGCGCTCGCGCAGTGGGTGAAGAGCTTGGCCGTGCGATCTACGACAACAGCGGAGTGCTGGCTCAGTTCGTCCCACGTTCAGTTAAACCGATGTATGCGGTTGAGCCGACCATGCAAGTTATCTCTGAGTCCGACAAGGCTTTGCCGTTGAACTTGCCCCGCGCAAGACCCAAGACCAGAGAAGAGATCGAGCAACTGGCTGAGCGCGTGGCGCGTCAGATGCTTGGTGAGCACGTCACATCAGGCAAGGCAGGCGACACAAAGAACTTGGCCGGCAGATCCATGCAGGAAAACAAGCGCATCAATGAGCTGGAGTACAACTTGACTCCAACTGGCGCAGCCGAAGAGTCCGTGATCTACATGCCACGCAAGGACGACGTGAACATC